TATTTGTCCTTTCATAGTTTTTGTTAGTTTATTCATTAATTGTATCATAAAACACGCTATTTGTCAAGTCTTAAAAAATGACGTAAAATAACGATTTTTTACGTTCTAGGACGCAACCAGGTGCGCCAGGATTAGCGATTCGTATTAAATACGTGGTATACATCATCTATTTTTTTCTAGTTTTAGTTGTATTAAACTTGTTCTTAATATCATTAATAAATGACCCTAATGTTAAGGTTAGATATAAGTAAATCTCACCTGCATAAGTTATTGCTATTGCTGACATTATTATCACAAGCATTAAAATAAACATTTCCATATTATTTTCCTTCTGCCTCCATTTGTAAAGCAATGTCTATATCTGATTGTACTTTTGCCCACTTATCAAACTCATCTACCTCTTTTTGAAGTTTATCTCTAAAGGTAATTAAGTCATCTTTAGCGTCTGCTACTTTACCATCATCTATTTTATCAATTGCTAAATTTAATATATCAATTGTTGCGATTGTTTCTATCATAGTTTTCTCCTTTGTTAAATTCCTTCATTTGCTGTATATGGATTTTTAATAACTTCTTCAGCACTTGAATCAAGTTCTACATATCCTTCTTCTTTTGCATAAGGATCTGATAAATCATAAACCACTTTAGCAACATATTCTGTATCACCACTATCTGAATAATTAGCGTCAACCATATAAGTTTCAACACCATCTTTTGTTTCAGTAATCTCGTGGTTAATCTGTGAGTGGTCAATACCACATTCACTAAATTTTAAATCTGCCTCGTCTTTATCGTTTGCTAATACTTCTTGTTCAATCACAAGTGTATAATAAGTTTTCTTTCTGTATAGGTTTTTACCTATATCTTCTTTAAAGTAACTTATGTTTGTATCAATTGCCATAGTTTAGTCCTCCTTAATTATTTGTTATCTTCACTACTCATTAATAAAACAATATAGTGAATTGCTTTTAGCAAGTCTTTTCTATTCTTGCCTTGTTTCTTACCGTATCTACATAGATACTTAATTGCATTTGCCTGGCAGAAATCTTTATCAATGCCTAATTGTCTTAGCATATCTTGTACTTGAAAACCATCTTTAGTGGTACTGTAATGTTCACCATAAGTTGATTTTATATAATCTGAAATTTCTTTTATTATTTTATCTTCATTATATTTCATTTACTTCCTCTTTCATTAAATAGTTTACTTCTTTTCTTAATTCTCTAATACCCATTTTACTAAAATTCATAAATCTTGGTCTAATACCGTTTACAGATTTAAATTCGTCCCATATATAATCAATTAAATTTTGTCTTACTAAATCTCTTAATGTAAAAATACCATATTCAATCCAGTGTTTTTCATCTTCTATCATTAAACTTGTCCAGTTACCAGTAGTATTTCTATTTTCTTCATTATACTTACGAGCCTTTTCATTGTGCTTTTTAATATAGTTAATTAAGTTTTGTGATAGTTGTTTAGTCATATTAGTCTCCGTGTTTAAGTAAGTATGCCATTTCATCAAAGTCTGTCATATCTGTTACAAGACTTAAATTTTCAATGTTTTCTAATTTGTTAGCAGCGTCATCTAAAGACATTTCATTGTTTACTAATTTGTCTTTAATATCATCTACTTTTTTTTCTACTTCGTTTGTGTAGTATGTTTTAGTTTTTGACATAGTGTTTTTCTCCTTTGTTATAGTTATACTATACAGGAAAAATAACAAATTGTCAAGCGTTAATTTATGTTGATTTTATTGACTTTTTTGATATATAAAGTAGAACAAAACAAGAACACCCTTTATTTCCAATGTTTTTTGACCCATTCTGTCTTATTTAAATCATATGATTCGTGTGGATGTGGTTTTACTAATTCATTAGGATCAGGTTTACCGTGAAATACTGCAACCTTAGCACCTGGTTTTTGTTCAAATGTCCATTTTTCTCTATGAAATCTAGGTAGGTCTCTATCATACCATTTTGCTGAAAATGTCCATTGATCTGGAAACGTGGTATAATGTGATGTCTTTTTTATTGTTTGAGATATGACATTTTGGTCACCTTGTAATCTATCAAATGTCTTTTTATCTTTTAGATACTCTTGCCATACATACTTTGTCATTATCTTATTATTAAATTTCATTACACTTGAATTAAACATACCAGTGTGTCTATTAAAATCATTCATACCAACAAACTGTTCTGGTTTTTCATTACCGTAAGTAACAAAGCAATCTATGTTATCTACAATAACTACATCTAAATCAAAATATAAACAAGTGCCTTCTAACTTTGCTTCTTCACTAAACAAAGTAAGTTTATTCCACCAACCAGTATATGTGTGAAATGGTAACTTTCTAACTTCTACATTATTACCTGGCACTAACTTGTGCATTTTTACGTGATCGGTATAAATGATAAACTTATGTGGTATGGTTAAATTTCTTTGAACCATATTGTATAGAACATTTACAAATTCTGTTTTATACTTGTTACCCCAATATAAACATACTACATTAACCAGTTCCATACAGCTCTCAATCCTAGTAAAAGATAACATAACTCCATAAGAGTTCTAGGTATATCTCTATCTTTAAATCCTACTGCAACCCATATACTACAACTAACACAACCTACTGCCCATCCTATCCATTGTGTTTCTACATCAGCATTTGATAAGATAAAAACACTTATCATTGCAAGTATAAAACCTAACCATCTAATACCATTTAAATTTGAGTAATATCTAATCTTCATTTTGATACTTTAATATTTCATAGGCTTGACCATTTGCCATTTCTTTTAATGTAAACTGATTTTCTGATACAAACTTTAACCATTCTTCCATAGTCTTTCTGCCTGGTCGTAATGGTTTTTCTATCTTACTAATATCTCTACTTGTTACAGGACCCATAATACTGTTTGCTTCTGCAAATACTGGTATCTGATTAAGTAATGCGTCAAAGGCAGATAAACTGTAATTTGTAACCAATGCGTAACAATCTTTTAGATCATCTTTTATATCTGTACCCCACCATTTATTACCTGGTCTAGGTTTATTTCTTAACTTTATTTCTCTATCTGTATATTTACTAATTTCCTGTATTGCTGTTTTAATCCATTCTTCTTGTGATATGCCGTTCATTTGATACGTTACTGTTTGTGATGATGGACATAAAAGAATATGTTTACCTGTATCACGCCAACCTTTAAATTCAGCGTCTATATCAAGTCGTCTTAATTTTTCTAATCTTTCAGGTGTATTTACTTTACCTTTATTAGTATGAAAACTACCCTTACATATTCTAAAGTAAGTTCTTTTGTCATCTACTATTTTAGGTTCGGGATATCTTATGATAGGTTTAGTTAGATAACCTGTATCTACAAACCAATATTCTTCTTTGTTCTCCATACACTTTCTGATTTCAGCAATGTTATTACCTGCTAATCCCCAAAAAAAGTGTATAGGTTTATCTTCATCTTTCCAACCCTTTTCTATATGCGGCCAGATTTGATGAGATAAACATTTATCCCATTTTAATTTGTGTGTAATTATCATATAGGTGCATAAAGTAATTCTGATTTAACAGACAACACTTGTTTATAGTTTATACTTTGAAAATAGTTTTCAATATCATTCATAGTTATGTTTTGTTTGACCATAACTTTCTTTTTTGCTTCTACGTGTATAAAAGGTTTATCTCTTTCAATAATCTTTTGAGCACCTTTAACAACTTCTATTTCATATCCTTCAGCGTCTATCTTTATATAATCTATTGGTAACATATCAAAACTATCTAATCTTTTAATTTGTATTTCTAAATTACCTTGTTCACTAGCGTGTGTATTGCCTGTTTCTTTAGGATCATATAAAACTTTAATAGTTTTTTCTTCACTACCTACACCATAAGGATATAATGTATAATTGTCTTTTGTTATATTCTTTACATAACAATCTCTAACATCTGGTATAGGTTCAAAAGCATATACGTGTTTAAAATAATGTGTAAAGTCTTTAGACCAAAATCCTACGTGTGAACCAATGTCTATACAACTTGCTGTAACAGGTTTATATTGTCGGATATATTTTAATATGGTATCTCTATGTATTGTCTGATAACCTCTATCATCAATATAGTTCTCAAAATGTGTATCACTATCAGGCAACCACCATCCTTTTACTTGTTTCATACTTTTAACCACCTATCATTATTTAATGTCCATTGAACAACTTGATTTATTCTTTCATCTATACTTATCTTTGGTTTCCAACCTAGTTGTTTCATCAAACCACCATCTAACGCATAACGTAAATCGTGTCCTGGTCTACTACTATGAAAGTCTACCATTTCGTGTATTAGTTC